TATAAAAGTAATGTGTCTTTTGAAGACAATACATATACGCTTTCATATATTACATATTATTTCGGTGTAACAGATTTTAATGAGAATGTCATTGAACTATGTCCAGCTACAATGTATGCACATAATGATATTTTAGGTGATTGTGTTGTTAATATCACTCATGTTATGCCATTAACTGAACCTGATAACATAAGTGATATGATGGAGAAATTTCATTTTTCTTCTGATATGATCTTTTTCTATGATTCAAAAAGAAATCAACTTAAACTCATTCCTGACAAAGAAGAATATGAAAAACTTATAGGTATTTTATAATGGAAAAATATAAACAACCTTTTTCTATAATCAAAGGAACTCCTTATACCAAAAAAGAAGATATTGATAGTCTTCTTCATGTTCCATATATACCGTTAACAGCAACCAATGGTTCTGTTACTGGTACTTATGCAACGTCTTATAATGTTTCTTACCAAAAAACTGTTTTTGCTTTTTATATCTATGGTATAGATGGTGATTTGTTGAAAGTTTGTGATGATTACTTATATGATAATAATCATGATATTGTGATAGAAGTCTCGCGTGTTGAACATTTAGGACTTCCATCTGCATCAAATTTAATAGATGAAGAGCTATATAAATGGAATGATATATTTTCTAAACTTGTAGGGACTATTTTGTTTTATGATAGTAACGAAAAAATCTTAAAACCTATATCAAAAGAAGAATATGATATTTTAAGTGATATATTGTGATAGATCAGATATTTTTACTTGTGACTGGAGCAACAGCAGTCTGGTTGTCACAAGATACTAGAGAACATGTAAGAAAATATGCACCTATTTTTGGTCTCTTAAGCCAGCCGTTTTGGTTTTATGCCAGCTTCACTGCTGGACAATGGGGGATATTTGCGATATCATTTGTTTACGCCTATGCGTGGTGTAGGGGATTTTATAACCAATGGATTAAGAAATGAGTTATATTCATGCTATAGAACAAAAAGATGACATTGTTTGCTGGTCTAGAAAGAATGGTATATTAGATGTTACATATTATCCATCTTCAGACTACTATTATCTTTTTATCCCAGATAATAAAGGCGATGGTCAATACACCAACATATACGGTGATCGTATGCGTAAAGTAGATTTTGACAATCGATGGGATATGTTGGATTTTGCTAAATCACATGTGAACGTGTGTGAATCTGATGTACCTGTAATTAATAAGTTTCTTATTGATGAATATCCTGATGCTGATATCAATGAAAAAGTCAATGTTTTATTTTACGATATTGAAATCGATTTTGATCTTTCAGAAGGTCGTGGGTATCCTAAACCAAATAATCCATATGGTGAGATTAACGCAATCTCTTCTTTTGATGTTACAAATCAGAAGTATATCCTGTATCTCCATAGTTCTTTTAAGAATAAATTTAAGATTTCTGATAAGCAATTCCCTGTAGAACACGTTTACTTCAATTCTGAACATGATCTCTTAAGAACGTTTGCTGATAATCTTGAAGATATTGATGTTCTTGCTGGATGGTTCACAGCAGGATTCGACCTACCTTATATTATGGAAAGGTCTATCATGCTTTTTGGTGAGGAGACAGCAAAAAGCATGTTCTGTAGAGATGGATATAAGGCACATAAGAGAACATTTTTTAATGATACTGGTGAAGAGGTCTGGGAATGGACACTGGCCGGTAGAATTCATCTTGATATGATGGCCTTATATAAAAAGTTTAATCCGGGAGAATTGAAATCTTTTAGTCTTGATTCTGTTTGTGAACATGAACTTAAGATGAATAAGATTGATTATGATGGTGATCTTGGTGAACTTTATAGAACAGATCCAGAGACCTTCTTCAAATATTCTTTACATGATACTAGGCTTCTTTATGAGTTGGATAACAAACTTGCAATGATCAATCTTGCTATGATGATGGCAAGAAGTAGTTGTGTGTTTCCTTTTGATGTGACTGGAAGTGTTAAACCCATTGAGCATGGTTTTATTAAGTTCTGTAGGAGTAAAGGTAACATCGTATTACCCGATAAGATTGATCATGATAAAGAAGATTTCCCCGGTGCAATCGTTTATGATACTATCGAAGGCAGACATGGATGGTTAATGTCTATCGACTTAACCGCTCTGTACCCTTCTGTAATGATCATGTTAGGGCTTTCTACTGAAACATTAGTTGGTCAATGTATTGGTGGATATGTTGATTATGTGGCTGTTATGGATAAAAAAGACGATACAGTTTCATTCGTGGTAGAAGAGACTAAGGAAGTTTTTGATATATCAGCAATCGAATTATATAATCTTATAAAGGAAAATGGTTATTGTATATCTGCTAACGGTACTGTGTTTGATGGTAGATTAGGACTTTTATCAGAATATGTTAAGAATGTCTTTGAGACTAGAAAGAAGTATAAGAAGATGATGTTTCAATATGAAAAAGATGGAAACAAAGACATGGCTAAGATGTGTGATATGTATCAGAAGGTTTATAAGATTTTTGCGAACTCGTTATATGGTTCTATCTCTAACCAATATTTCAGGCTCTTTGATATTCGTCTTGCTAAATCTATTACACTTACAGGTCAGGTTATTTCAAAGTGGCAGGCATATAAGTGTAATGAGATTTTGAATGAGGTTAAAAATGTATAAAGATTTCGTTAAAACTAATAAGATCTGGTGTTGGGTAGAAGATGGACAAGATCTTAAGTTTACTACTTATACAGTTAATAATATGGTGGCGGGGGACACCGATTCGGGGTATTTTTCTATTGCAGATTGTGTAAATGAAAATTCTAATGTAGATGATGTTGTTACCTTTGCAGATGAAATAGGAAAACTTACAAATGAAAGTTTTCCTGACTTTGTTATGAAAGCTTTTAATTGTCCAGAAGAAAGAAAAGATATAATTAAAACTGACCGTGAGGCAGTATCTGATAAGTCTCTTTTCCTTACAAAAAAGCGTTATATCATGCATGTTGTTGATTCAGAAGGAAATAGAGTTGATAAGCTTAAAATTATGGGCGTTGAGATTAAGAAAAGTGATACATCTGATGCTCTTAAGAAAATCCTTATGGATCTTGTGAAAATGATATTGGATGGTTATAGTAAGGAAGATGTTTTTGATGCTGTTGACACTATGAAAGAAAAGTTTTACACTATGCCTGTGCATGAGATAGCAAAACCAATCAGTGTCAAAACATTAAAAAAATGTCAGGATATGTATAAGATGACTGGTTCTATGAAGGGGTTTCCATATCAAGTAAGAGCAGCAATGTTTTATAATTCTTTATGTGGGATTACTGATAAGATGGTTTACCCCGGAGAAAAAGTTGGGTTGGTATATATTAAGCATCCTAAAAGTAACTATATTGCTTTTCCAATAGACTCGTCTAAACTTCCGAATTGGTGGGAAAAAGAAATTGTTATTGATTATAAGACAGAATGGGCAAAGGCTCATAAGAAAATTATAAACTATCTTTCTTCTTTGGATTGGGATTTTAAATCTATTAAAGACAATAAGAAAAAGGAACTTTTTGGTTTTTAAACATGAATAATGAACCAACAAAACATATAGATGAACATGGAACTGAACGATGGTTTCTAAACGGTAAACTTCATCGTGTTGATGGTCCTGCTATTATCTTTTCTAATGGAAGCGAATATTGGTATCTAAATGGTAAATTTCATCGTGATGATGGTCCTGCTATTATCTATCCCGATGGAAGCGAATATTGGTATCTAAACGGTAAACTTCACCGTGTTGATGGTCCTGCTTTTATCCGTTCTGATGGAACGGAAAAATGGTATCTAAATGGTAAATTTCATCGTGAAGATGGACCTGCTGTTATCTATCCTGATGGATCAAAATATTGGTATCTAAATGGTAAATTTCATCGTGAAGATGGACCTGCTGTTATCTATCCTGATGGATCAAAATATTGGTATCTAAACGATAAACTTCATCGTGAGGATGGTCCTGCTATTATCTATTATGATGGAATAGAAGAATGGTATCTAAACGGTAAACTTCATCGTGAAGATGGTCCTGCTGTTATCTATTATGATGGTACAGAAGAATACTGGAAACATGGTGTTAACTTAATGGATGTTATATTAGGTGTAGGATAAATAAACATATGAATGAGAAATCTAATAACCTAGTCGCAAAATATAGTCGAAAATTTAATAAGGCTAGGGTGTTTCGTGATCGAACGAAATATAAGAGAAACAATAAACATAAAAAAGCCCCATCAGGGGCTTTTATTTTATGATACACTTGACAATAAAGTTGAAATCCGTATAATAAAATTATTTAGGAGATCAATATGAGAGAACTATTAACAGAGAAATACCGTCCGAAGAATATTGAAGAGTACATCTTTCAGACAGATGAAATCAAAAATCGCGTTCAGAAGTGGTTGAAAGAACAAGAAATACCTCATATCGTGTTGTCTAGCCGCAACCCCGGATCAGGTAAAACATCCCTTTCTAGAATCCTAGTCAAAGAGCTAGGTATCTCTCCTGTTGATGTTAAGTACATCAATGCTACTCTTCTTAATGGTATTGGGTTCATTCGAGAAGAACTTGAACCTTGGCTTAAGAAAGCCTCTATGTCTAAATTTAAAATCGTTCAAATGGAAGAGGCTGATAAGTTAACACCTGCTGCACAGTTAGCCTTACGTGATATTCTAGAAACGTATTCTGCTAAGACCAGATTTATCTTCACATGTAACTATGTGAACAAACTCGACCCTGCACTTCTTTCCAGAACACAACATATTGAATTTAATGAAGTCTCTGATGAAGCTATTCTCGAAATGGTTGTTTGTATTGTAGAAGGAGAAGGTCTTACTTTCGATGACGAACAGGATTTACTTTCACATATTGATGCTTATAAACCTGATATGCGTAAGATCATCAATAGTATCGATGAACATACTTTTGATAAGAAGGTTTCTTGCCTCAAAGAAACTGTAAGCAGTAATTCTCATGGTGAATGGGCAGACGCTTGGGGAAGCGATGACGTTTCTCTTTCTAATCTTTTAAAACTAACACATCTGGTTGATCATAATAATTTTGAAGAGTTTTATGAAGTTGCTTATAACAATGCTGCTAGATTAAACGATACAATGGCTTATAGGTGTGTGATCCTTTGTTCTGAGTATCTTTATAGAGCATCTATGTGTGCTAACCAAAAGATTCATCTTGAAGCTTTTCTGTATAGATTGTTCTTAACGGAAGATTGATATGGCAGACCTATTCAAATTCTTGAATAAGATGAATGAGGGAGACTTATCTTATGTAGACTCGTTAAGTGATGATGAAGCCAAAGCACTTTCTCCTTATGTCATAATGATGTGGATCAATGGAGCATCAAAGAATGTTGAGTATCGAGTTATACTTACAGATCTTTATGTGAACCAATACATTTTTTCATTAAATAAACACCCAAGATTGTTATTGAAGTTGTTCGTTGCTGCTAATGAAGGGCTTGGTAGCTGTCGCTACACCTTTCAGAAAACTTTGAATAAAAATAACAAACACATTTACAGAATGATTGCAAATCATTATAAAGTAAGTTATGATGAAGCTAAGGATTATCATAGATTGTTGTCTGAATCTGATATTGAAGAATTGAAAGAAATCTACGGAGAAATTGAATGAGTGGTGTTAACATTAAAATGATGAATGATGTTGCAGAAGTTTATGAACAAGAACCAAAAATTATTGATGGTAAACGTGTATGTCCTGCATGTGGCAAAATGTTCAAAACAGAAAGTGGTTATAAGTCTCATATTGCTAAACGAGAATGTTTTAATTACCTTACCTTAGTGAAAGATACATTACTCGAAGTTAGAATTTATGATACGTATAAGAAACTTATTGCTGCTTTGAATCCAAAAGCAAGATCTTCTCTTACCAAGTTTCGTAAGAGTAAGTATTATAATCCAATTGCCCGATTTGTACTGTTCTGTATTGTTCATGAAATTAAGGATCAGGATCTTTATCTTGAATGGATCAATCAAAAGCTCAAAGCAACTACTATCAATGCGATTCTTTCCAAAGGAATCAAAGAGACCAATCTACGGAACTTCAGATTATTTTTACAGGTAAATGAAGATAACATTAAGAGTAAAGAATATTACGAAAGATACGAGAAGGATTTAAAATCTGATGCTAACTTTCTAACAAGGTCTTTAGAAAAGTCCCTCATATCTTTTAAATATCTAGCAGAGAGGCAAGATTTTTATTTTGAACAGACAATGGAAAGCTTGCCCATTGACTATCAACACAGGCTTGCTAGTCTGATGGAGGAAGTCATTCTTGCTAAAGGTATCTTAAGATGATAGAAAACATTCAAGTATCAAAAGAAGATCTTAACAAAGTTCTTGATATATTAGAAGTTTATGGAATTGACTCACATGAAGAAGTTCCACCAGAGTTATTTCCAGTGTATTTCAAATTAACCAACATGTTCAATAATATGTATGAATCTTTTAAAAGTATGGTTATGGATAGTGTTATGAATATGAATGATCAGGGATTTGTCAATAAGGAAGAATATATCATCGGCTTTAATAAGTTTCTTAATGAAACGTTAAAGGATTATGATAAAAACGATGAAGACTACAAAACTATTATCAGAGGACAGGAAGAAGCAAAGAAAACCCTAAGTGTTTTCCTTGCTGGTGATGATATATATCCTCATGTAATGAGATCTTTCATTTGGGAAATCAAGAATAACAAATGAGTAAAGATAAAAAATCATTTGACGTTGACATAGACGTTTCGTCTCAATGTAAAAAAGAAAAATATGGAATACGTTCAAGTATCTATAATGAAGAAACTAAAAAATTTCTTCCACATCCATCTGGTTACTATTTAGAAGATGTTCCATTGGACCCTTTAACTAAGCGGTGTTCTATGGATTATAAAGATGCTGAACAGCTTGGTTATGATAAAGTTGACCTATTAACTAACACTTCATATGATTCTATTAGATCTAAGAAAGAGTTACTTGAACTTATTAAGCAACCAGTAAATTGGGATTTATTACAACAAGAAAAAATTGTTTCTATATTACCACATATTAATAAACATTTTGATGTTATTAATAAGCTTAGGCCAAGGTCTATTGAAGATCTTGCTGATGTTCTAGCATTGATAAGACCCGGTAAAATTCATCTTATGGATGAATACATTAAAAACAAAGATGTTGTTAGAAAGAAACTTTATTTAAGACCGGGTAATGATAAAATCTATTTCAAAAAATCACATGCAGTTTCATATGCTATGATGATTGTATGTGCTCTTAATCAGAAAAACAATCGGGGTGGGATAGCTTGGTAATCTTTGATACCTTTTTTCTTACCCTGATCGGTTCTTCGTAAATATACTTCTCTTGAATGGATTTCTTTGGTATCTGAATTGGGTCTGCTATTGTATAGTGTCCAAAGTATAATCTTTTAAACAAAGAAAATCTCATGTGATTGTAATATAACCGCCATATAATTAACATGGTCGAAATATCTGGATTTTCATTTGTACTAAAGTCATAAAACGTATAGAACTTTGTTGATACTGAATCAACAACCCCTTTGTATATACGTTCTTCTGTCTTTATAATATCTAAAACAAGCTTTTCTTCTGACATTCCCCTCTTCCTTTCTTACTTGAAATGTGTTATCATATGATTATTTATAGGTGAATATTGTGGCTATATGTGTAACAGGTAGAATTCTATTTCTAACTGCTGTTTTAAATGATGGTGTAGATAGTTATCTATATGATAAAAAACATTGTGATGTTATAAATTCTATCGGTTTGAAGCAAGAAGAAGTTATTCACTTTTTTGTGAATTCTGCAACCACTGAGGTGATCGGTGGTGGAAATACAAAAAAACGGTTTAATATTAATGAGATAAGAGAGTTAAAAGGAACTTTTGTTCTAACTAATGAATTTGATTGTGTCGTTACCATTGGTGAGTATCTGGACGGTTCCATCCACATTGGTTACTTACGAAAAACAGACAAAGATATATACCAAACATGTAGTAAATTTTATGGATACATCCGTGATACACAGATCCCATCGTTCACAGATGTTAGCAAACTTATTGAGATATTATAATGACTAATTATATAAATGGTATTTTTAGTACTGATTTAGACATTGAGGTTTCTAAAATATCAGGGACCATATCAAACTGTTTTATGTCTTTGAGAGCCAATTCTATAGGTCAATTCAACGCTATCAGAGTTGAATCAGATATCTATGATGATGAACATATGGAATACTTTTCAAATTGGATAGCAAAACATGGTTGTCGTGATATTGGAAGAACATCATTCTTAAACCCATATCTATTTGTAACAAGCAGATATGAAATCAAATATATAAAGTTTAAGTTTGCAGAAGAAAACCAAATATTATCTTTTAATGTTGATTGTATTGATGATTCACTTTCCTTCTTATTAAGAGGACTTATCATTAATAGACAATATATTATTGTTGAATATAGAAAACGGATGTTTCTTATGCCTATCGATAAGACCATTGACCAAACTAAAACTTATATGTATTATAGAAATCCAGTAAACGATGATATGGATTTGGAAGAATATAATAAACTTTTAAGATTCCTATGATTGACGATTTTGAACGACTCCAACAAGATATTAAAGTTGCTGCAAATCTAAGTACCCCGGAAGCTACCGGCTGGTACTCTTTACGTTGTCCGATATGTAACAATGATAGGAAGACGGGTGGTTTCAAATTTGATCATGATTCTATAGGATACCAATGTTTTAGAGCCAGTTGTGATTCCAATACAACTTTAAACCGTGATGGATTCGTTTCTAGAAAGTTTAGAAACTTGATGGATTCTATTGGTGTTCAGATACCAATATCCGTTAGATTGCATAAAAAGTCTCAAATATCTAAAGAGATGGAATCATTAGATGATGCTCTTTATACTAAACATTCATTTAAAGAAATTACCTTACCATCGGATATAGTTCCTTTAATTAAATCATCTAGCCCAGTTGCTAAAAATTGGATTGAATATTTTCGTTCAAGACACTGTGAAGTTGAAGACCTCTTCTTTATTACAGATGGGAAATATAAATACAACGTTCTTCTTCCGATGTTTCTCTATGGGATTTTGATAGGATATCAAGTTATCACTAAAAAGGGGTATCTTAACATCGGGGAAGGGAATACTAATGTTCTCTATGTGCCAGAGGGTAAACTTGATAATCCTTCTATTGTTGTTGAGGGAACTTTAGATGCTAAATGCTTTCCCAACACAGTTGCTACTCTGAAGTCAAAAGTTTCTAAAGAACAAGCCTATCACCTTAGAGGTAAAGATGTGATATTATTACCAGATCGCAGTGGAAACGATTTCATCAATCAATTCTATAGGTATGGTTGGAAGATATGTATCCCCCCTTGGAAAGAGAAAGACCTCAATGCTGCTGTGATTCGTTTCGGTGTCATGGTAGTTGCCAGAATGATAGAAGACAGTATCTATACTGATAAGACTGCCGCAGAGGTAGCATATAACATTTGGAGAAAGGGTTATAAATGACAGATATCGTTGATAAAAAACAGAAACTGTTAATTGAATATCTATTAGCTGATAAAGAAACATTCATTCGATGTGCAAGAATACTTGAACCATCATACTTTGATGCGCCACTCGATAGAGTAATTGAAACTGTTATAACGTACTTTAGAAAATATCATAACATACCATCACTAGACATTATTGATATTGAAACCAATGTAAAGTTAAAGGAACGTGAACTTTTACCAGACGAAAGAGACTATCTACTTGAAGAACTAGAGGCACATGCTAAAGAAAAGGCAATGACCTTTGCAATCATTAAGTCTGTTGATTTAATCAACGAAGGCAAACATGAAGAGGTACAAGAACTTGTAAGAAAAGCACTTTTGGTAAAGATTGATGATAGTGTTGGCACAGATCTGTTTGAAGATCCACTAACCCGTATTCAAAATACTGATCTTCTTGTCGATGAACGGCGTATTGGTATACCAGCATTTGATGACTATATTGGCAATATCAGGCGTGGTGAAATGGGTTTTATATATGCGCCTAGTTCTGGTGGTAAGTCCGTTATGCTTGCTAATATTGGTTATTATTTAGCAAAACAGACTTTGGATGTTTATATCATATCCCTTGAGTTGAATGAGACGATGTACAGTAAACGTCTTGATTCTATCGTAACAGATCATAGTATAAAAGAACATCGAGGGGTTGCAGATGAAATTGCGAGAGATCTTGAGAAACTTTCAGGTAGTTTTGGTAAAATCGTAACAAAGCGTATGCCTTACAGAACAACTCCTGCACAGGTGAGAGTATGTCTTATGGAATATCATTTGAAATATGGTAAGTATCCAGATGTTTTGATTGTTGACTATATGCATCTTATGTCATCCGGTGTTTCATCAAAACATACGGGTAAGTTTGAAGAGCATGAGATTATCGCATTTGAACTTAGAGATATCGCAGCAGATATTGATTGTTATGGGTTTAGTGCAGGTCAGATTAATAGAGAAGGTCAAGATGTTATGTCTCCATCACCAGCACATGTAGCTGGTGGTATTTCAGTTATTAATGCGTCTGATTGGTCTGTGGCTATTGCATTCAATGAAGAAGATATTGATAATAACCAGTTTCAAATACATGATCTTAAGATACGTAACAGTGGAAGAAAATCAAAACCTATTATACTCTACAGAGACCCCGAGACATTACGTATCTCTGATAGCCCATTAAAGGGTAAAAAACTAACATCACCTATTAAAAAGTCTAAGCCAGCAGAAGATATTGATACTGCGCAAGGTAAAGAAAAGTTAGCAAAAGCACTTAAAATGAGAGGATAATAATATGAACTTTTTAAAGAACTTTATTGAAAACATTCAGCGTATATTGGCATTGAAAGATGTTGAAGAGCCAGTACCTGCAAATCAAAAGGTTGAAGAATACATTCCAGATATGATTGAACCAAAAAGGGAAATTCCACTTCCACATACAATCATTCTTGAAAGAAAATATGAAAAGAATGGAACCTATGGATGGATTAGATTTCCAAGTGGTGTTGCTGTATGCTGTGTTGAAAGACCTTGGTTGGATAACCAAAAAGGTATATCCTGTATTCCAGAAGGTGAATATAGATTAAACTATCGTGTTTCTCCTGTAGTGGAGCGCAGTTCTGGTGGAGAGTTCACAAAAGGGTATGAAGTTGCTAATGTACCTAATAGAACCTTTATTATGTTCCATGTTGGTAACTGGCCTTTGATTGACAGTGATGGATGTATTCTTGTTGGTAAAAACCATTCATTCAGTAAAAATCAACCAACAGTTGAAAGATCTAGATTGGGTTTTAGAGAATTCATGAAACTGATGGAAGAAGAAAAGATTGACAAAATTATTATTAAGAGTTTATAATATCTAAGATAAAAGGAGGGAATATGAACTTATCTGATATTAAAAGTGTTCTTGATACGATTTCTTTGGTAGGTATCGAAGAAGTTGTTATGGAACCAAGTGAGAAAGGAACCTTAATTCGAGGGGCTAATAAAGAATGTAATATCATTATCTATGATGATCTTTCTTTACAGATATCTGAGTTACCTTTAGGTATCCAGAGTGTGAGAGGCTTGCTTTCTAGAATCGATCTGTTTGACGAAACTAAGTGTGAGTTATCTTCAAAAGACAATAAAACTGTCATTACAGATCTACTCCTTAAACAAGGTAGAAAGAAAGCTTCATTCAAGTGTGCAGAACCAAGTCACTTGACTGTACCTTCTATGGTTCCGGGTAACCTTGATAATGGTAATCATTTTGTATTTTCAAAGAAGTATATTGATGATTTGAATCAGGCGTTTGCTGCAATGGCATTCACTGGCACTAAGAATGAACGTACAGTTAGTATTGAGGTCAAAGACGATGAAACCACAATTTCTATCTATGATGGTGAATCTGATACGTTTTCGGATGTTTTAGATGTTGGTGAAAATATGGTGACGTTGACTGGTAAGTTTTCTTGGGAAGTTGCACCCTTTCAGAGAGTACTTAAGCAGGCTATTGGACCGAATGAAAATAACATTGAAGTGGCATCTTTTGTTGTGACTGAACATGGTATTGCTATTTTTGAAGTTGGTGGACTTTCCATTATTGTCGCACCAGTTTCCTAATAAATACTATGTCACCTAACAAGTGACATGTAAATGTAACTTAAAATTAACTTAACTTAACGAGGAAAATTAACATGAAGCTTAAACTTAAACTGAAGTCTAATATCAAAGAATCCATTGAGAACGAAGGTTCTAAGAAGAACGATAAACGTCTTCTTAACTACTACGATCTTAAGGAAAACGAAAAAATGACCATTTTGTTTGTTCCAGACAAGAATGGTGAACTATGGACCCATTATAAGAAGCATGGTCCAAATCTCAATCTCCCTGATGCTGGTGATGTTAACTGCTCTTATTCCAGTAGTGGTGAAAAATGCCCTGCGTGTCAGCATGGTTTTGATTATCTTAATCTTGCAAAAGAAACAGGGGATGAATCATATAAGGAGGAAGCAAAGCGTTGGTTTGCTAAGGAATACCGCTTGATTTCTTGTGTTGTTCTTGAATCTCCTATGGAAATCAATGAAGCTGAAGATGGAAATCAGGTCAAGTTGATGCATCTTCCTTATGCAATTGAGAAGATTATTAAGGAAAATGTGGTTGAAGGGTTGATCAGTGAAGAACAGATTACCACTACACCATTCATCATTAAGAAGACTTTGAATAAGTATAATAAAGCTGATTACTCTAGTTCTTATTTTGCTAGAGAAGAAGTCAGCGATGAAATTCTTGATTACTTTGAGGATCTTAAGGTTGAGCCTTATGACTACAGCACTCTTGATATGATTCCAAAACCTTCTACTGCTGAAGAAGTTCGTGAGTGGCTTGAGAAAGCCATCGAGATTGATGAAAAGGCTGATAAGAGTAAGGATAAGAAAGGTGGTAATGCTACCGCCGATAAGCCTTCTTACTCTAATAATAAGAAGAAGGAAGAAGTTTCTGCACCAAACACAAATGACAATAATGATGGTGAGGAAGTTGCAGATAACAAGCCAGCAGGAAGCTTGGCAGATCGCCTTAGTCGTCTAAGAAAGAGTTGACATTGCGTTTAACTTGGTGATAGAATATGCCCTAGCCTAACTAGGGCATATTTTTTGGAGAAATTACAATGTATACTAATAGAATTAATTATTGGTCTAATTCCAAACTTGCTGATTTGATTCGAACTAAAGTTTTTAAGATTGAACCTAAGCCGAAATATGCAACTATGGATGAATGGCAAGAATATAAAGAAAATGCAGCAAAAAGATCGCGTTTTGGTGTTTGGTTAACTGAAGATCTCTTTGATGGTGTACAGGATGCTATTTACTATCCTATGGATGTTTTAAATTCAATTAGACTTAAGTTCTTGGCTAGATTTTCTGAAAAGACCTTTATGGTAAAAACTGGTCTCGATAAGTGGTCTTATCATGACCCATTGACTGTACTTCTTCATGCCAATATGCAGATTGTTGTAGATTTCATTGAGATTGAAAAGGCTCATTTATATCATATTTTTTCTAAAGATGAAAACACTCCTTTTAGGTATAAGAATAAACTCTTTAGATGGTTTATGAAAAGGGATGCTGAAGCTGGATTGAAGTATCTTAAATGGGAAATGAACATTAATGATCATGATTGTTTTGATGCTGACCATCAAAGAAATGCTGCAAAAGAACTCTTTGAGATCTATAATTGGTGGAAGTTTGATTTCCCTAATCGTGTAGATCCTTATATGTTATCTTGGGTACCTAATAATCTGGAACCCGGATACAACCATGAATCATATGTAAGAGATTCACATTATTGGTATCAAATCAATGAGATTGAAGAACTTTATCATTGGGAAGAACAATATATGCTTGAAAGGCTTATAAAAATTCGAAACCACCTTTGGACATAAGGTATAAATAAAGAGGCTAACAGCCTCTTTTTTTTGGATAATAAAAATGAAAATCTCTAAATTGTTTGAAGATACTTTTTTAATTGAAAGTGTAGATTACAATACCATACTAAAACCACTATATGATGCTTTTGATGAAATAAAAAGAAAATATAAAACACCTACATCTTATAATAATGTATTAAGCGCACAAGATGAACTTAATATCATTTTAAATGACATAAAAAATCTTCCAAGAAGTGATTTAAAAATCAACTGTTTATTATGGGTCAGAGCAGTTTTTATCCATCAAATTTTGTTTGAAATAGACCCATCTTTTCAATACCCATTAGACAGTGAAATCTTAGAAAACGCCCGTAATGTTTTTTTGAATTATGTAAAAAAGTCTTATCTTAAAGATCTTCCTTACGCAGATGGAAAAGCTAAAGATTTCCTTCACCATATCAATAGTTCTAATTATCCCAAAGAAGTCGCTCTTAATATGGTTAATAACATGTTACATTTTAGTGGGATTCCAATAAAAGAAATACAGAAATATCGTGTGGAACCTTATCAAAACCTAATGGAAATCTCTCAGTATTTTACTTTTCTAGAAGATGAATGGAAAAAAGATTCTGAAGGTGTTGTGGAATATCAAGGTGAAACTAAGTTACTTGATTTTGGTGATGGTTATGCTTGGTATGATCTAGGTAGAGGTGCATGTAGTAAGGAAGCTGAAGCTATGGGCCATTGTGGCAATCAAGCAAGTGTGAAACCCGGAGATACCATCTATTCACTTAGATCAGAGAAAGATAGTAAAATATTAAAAGTTCATTTAACATTTATCTTCAATGAACAAACAGGTATGTTTGGTGAAATGAAAGGTAGAGGTAATGATAAACCAGCAACAAAATACCATAAGTATATCATTCCTCTTCTTATGATGGATCATGTTAAAGGTATCAAAGGTGGTGGATATATGCCTGAAAGTAACTTTAACATCAAGGATGTTGCTAATTGGGAATCTATAGTTCAACAGAAACCAAGTCTATTGGAAATTGGTGAATATTATGATATGTTCGGTTATGATAACTATGTATGGTCATATGCTAAGAAAGTTTTATCTAAAAATGAAAACTTTTATGATATCATAAATGAGAATTTTGTTTTCACTGGATTTGATTTTAATGATAGATATGCATTTCATTGTGTATATTCAATTGATGGTGATATTTTTGACTACATTTTAGATGGTGAAGAATACGCATTGTCTAAAGAACTTTATTATATGCTTGTTTCTTTAGATGAATCTATTCCACTGACAAAGAATGTTCTTACTGCTGTTAACATTCTTCAAGGTGAAGGATATGATATAGAATTGTCTGAAACGTTTTTCAATAACATTTTTTGGTCTGTTCTCTATGAACTTGAAAACAGAATGCTAAAGCATTATAAAGAGCGTTTTATGGATATCATTAATATACCTGATGATGAATATTTTGGTTTATCAATGCGTGGCACTGGACTATATAATAATGTTCCTGTCAGTGTTTTTGATGTTAACCTAGATAAAGGAACTTTTAGTATCAGTGTACCCGGTGAAGTTTTCAATCCTGCTGATTTAGAATATATTGAGTTTTCTGGAATCTATACTAAGAAATTAATATTTGAAAACACAGTTGAAAGGTTATCTGGTAGTATTATGTCGGTTAATGAAATTGCTTCTATTCTAAGGAAGGAATTAGATTTTTACTTACAAAAAAACTAATATATGCCAAGACAATATAATCAAGGAACATATAAGGTAAAGAATATGGATAAGTATGTAGGGAAGAAACATCCTAGATACTTATCCTCTTACGAGTACCATATGTTTTCATTCCTTGATCGATCCCCCGCTGTTGTTAAATGGGGTGCTGAAATGGTCGTGGTTCCTTATTACAATGAAGTTAAGAAACGTAAAGCCAGATACATTGTAGATGTTTATGTGAAGTATAAGGATAAGGATGGTAATTTCAAAGAAGAACTAATTGAAATCAAACCATTTGATCAAACTCAACCACCGAAAAGAGGAAGAAAACGTAAAGATGTTTACATGGAAGAGATGTTCACTTACATACAGAACCAGAATAAGTGGGAAGCAGCACAGAAATATGCTGAAGAGCGTGGTTGGGAATTTAGAATAATGACGGAAAACTCTTTGTTTAAGAGTTAGAGAATAAGCTTACGTATGTATCATACATCAAGATATCTACGTTGTCGTACATTATTGTGATTGTTATTTCAGAATCTTCATCAGATTGAATGTTAGGTGAAGAGTATTCTAAAGATGATATGAAAGCATCTTTATAAACATAACCTTCAACTACTTGTTTCTTTGAGTTGAAATATTCTATCTTGAAATCAAATTTATAGTCCTGATTCAATTCTGACCACAAACCATAAACATCAACATGCTTGTTTAGCTGTCTCATTAGCTGCATGTTCATTATCATGGAAGTTAGGGCTTCTTCATCATCATTAAAAGTAATGATGATTGGGCCAAACATGATATCCTGTTTGTCTCTATAATTATATCCCTTATGCCTCATATCAGCAACTTGAAATTCGACGTTAGGTCGAGTGACGGATTTAACTTGTCTGCTTAAGAAGTTACCAATGTTTTCTGGCATCCTATAAAAACGAGTATAGAATTGGTCTTCTTTTCTGTTCTGGTTGTTGAGATTGATTAGCTTTTGGCAAATCTCTTCTTTAGTCAAAGACATTATTCATTACCTTCTTCTTCTTCTTCTTCTGTTTCTTCTGCTGTTATGATTTCTGATAGATAGATTGTCTTATATGTCTCGTCCAAAATATTTAAGTGGATTTCATTGATAAGTTTTGCTGTATCTTCAGAATATGGGTATCTTAATCTAATAGGTACAGAGAAACCTAAAGTTGCAACAACAATCTTTGCATCAGTTCCCATTGGGTACTGGATTTCATCTTGAATACCTGTTAATGTTATCTGTGTTATATAATCTGAGTTATAAGAACTGTTATCTACGTTGATTGTTATTCTTGGATTAAAAATCAATAGCACTTGTTCTAGAATATTGAATAGTTCTTTTGTGCTACTTGCATATATTGATACTTCCATGTTCATAATATATGCAGGGCCTATTAATCTATCAACCTGTTTTGGGTCTTCTGGATTTACCCTCATAGTAGTGACAGTATCCATATGATAACTGGATGGTCTTCTACCAGCAAGATCCATTTCAAGTCCAGCCATATTAACAGCAAACAAAGGAATCCTTTGATTGGTGAATGTTTCACCTCTCTTTAAAATATGAGCTACAACCCTAGACATGTTACCATATACTACAGGAACACGTTTCGTGAGAAATTGTCCATTTCTTTCAACACCATCACGAACTTGAAAACCAGAAAACACTCTCATAAACTGAGAGATGTACCTTTCGATTTGGTTTGTATCTCTATATGGATAAAGTGTCATTGAATTTTATAACCTCTGTAAAACTATATTTATTACCTATAAATATAACATGATGACAAATTTTGAAACCATTCTTGAATCAGAAACTAACATTTTAAATGAAAATATGAGCTTTGCATCTGTTATGGAACTGACAGATCTGCGGGCTTTATATTATGGTAGAATTGATATGTATGTTAGTTTCACAGATGATGGTGATTTTCGTTTAAGTGGATATGAGAGCGGAAAACTTGAAAGACCTTATGGCATCAAGTCTTATACCGTTGAAAATGTTGTAGGACGCAAGGCGTCTTCTCCTGACTTATATGGAATAGTCTTTAGACGTAGAGGTTCTGGTAGATATTTAAGTGATATTCGTTCATATTCACAAGAAAGACTTAATGAAGATCTTGAACTTCTTGATACTTTATCTTATGTGGATAAAGATGATCTTGAATCTGCTAAAGCGGCAGTTCTTTTTAATCCTAGAATGAGAAGAAATTTTGAAAAGTTCTGGAACATTACCAAAAGAATCGCTGATCGTAAGGGTCAATCTGGAGATAAGTTTTGGTCTAGAATGTTAGATGATCTTGGTTATTCGGGGTTTGAAGACCCCTCTGGCTTAGGTATCATTGGTAAACGAGGTGAATTGTGTTCTATCTGGTTAGATGAAAAAAGTGTTGAAATGTTTGATATCGTTCCTATCCAAAAGAGACGCAGAGACCCTAGAAGAAGAATTCGTGATAAGATAGATAGAGAAGTTAAGAAAATGCATAGTAGACGTAATAGAGTTGCAAAACAACCTACCAATGACAATCGTGGTGATTCAAAAACGATTCAAAAAAATCTTTTACAGCGTCTTTTAAGTTGAGGTAGTCATGGCTAGGAGAGGAAAACTTGTTGGTGTTTATGGACCGAAAACCAGATTACTACAAAGACGTTTAAGTTATGAAGTATATGGTTTAAGCTTTAAACAGGCTGAAGTTTATTTGTATTTAGGTGACCGTTCAAAAGATAACCCATCTATTGATGATATCAATACTCATGTCTTTTTTGAAGTTCCAGATAGGGCATATGCCGAAGATCCAATATCCATTCCAATTGGTATGGAACAGATGCCAGAAAAGAAAACAGATTTCTCTAGGTTTGGTTTGATTAATCCCTTACAGGATGAAACTTTGTTTAGAGTACATATAGATGACTTCTTACCTTTAGGTAGAGAGTTGATTGTTGGTGATGTATTCAAGATTCCTTTCTTTGAAAAAAATGGAATGAATGCTTTTTGGGAAGTCAATGATGTTGATCTATCTCAGGAATATGAGAAGTTCATTGCAATTGTTCACGCTACGCCATTGGGTGACAAGAGAACAACCAGAGAAATACCAATTGATCAGAGTAATAGTGGTTTCCTTGATGATATGATGGCTAATGCTGATCAGGAATATGCAAATATCGTTCCTACAAAAGATCTTGTGTGTGATGGCGACGAGCCACCAGAACCAGAAGATATCGATTTTAGAGACGACAAACAAGCAAGCTTTTTAGATGATCCTAATAAGGAGTTATAATTATGGTTTTTGAAGACTTTTACGATGAAATTATTTCTACCCTTGGGGGTAGCCTTGTTGATGTTGAGTTAAGTGAAAATGATATAGAAATGTGCTTTAAAAAGGCAAAACGTAGGTTTAAACAACATGGACATAACAACTACAGAAGATCTTTCTATCCACTTCAAGTGAATAAGGATACTCGTGTTTATAATCTGCCAGAAGATATTCATACAGTTATAAAGATCATTCGTCCATCACATAGCTTTAATTTGGAAGATCCATTCTCTATGGCTGCATACAATGACTTGTTCGCTGGTCTTGGAGCAAATTACCAGCAGGCTGATTTTCTTTCATATGAGTTGACATTGGGTCTTGTTGAAAAATGGCAGAGATATACTGCTCATGATTTTCAATTTAATTATAATGAATTTTCTCATGATATCGAATTGTTTAAGCTTCCTCCTTTCAATCAGACATGGTTCTTGGAATGTTATCTTAACTTAACTGACGAAGAATATATGGATGTTGAATGGATTATTAGATGGACCGCTGCTGAAGCAAAAGAGATGTTAGGCATTGCTTATAGAAAATTTGGTTCTCTTGCTGCACCAACAGGAGAGACAAATCTTTCTGGATCTGAAATGATCAGTGAAGCAAAAGAAGAGAAACGTGAGCTTATGGAAGAAATTCTCAATTTCACTGATGGTGGCATTGATTATATGCAGATAACAATGGGATAATGATGTAATGCGTATTAAAGATCTTTATAACATTTGATAGTTTTCTTCGATCCAGACATATAACACCAGAAATCGTTAATAGATTGAATCAGTCTATTACAACTGAATATGTAATGGATGTAAATGGTCCATTTTTTAGTTTATAAAAAAAACCCCTCTTTTGAGGGGTTTTTCTTCAATCAACAACTATCAATAAATGTTCAAAAAGTCTTCGAACATATTGGCGAGATCTGCCGGAATTCGAACCCTTTCAAGAGGAACATCATCAATGTTATCGACGTTCTTATCTACAACGTAAATGACGTATTCACTTCCAGTCTTAAAAGAATAATCAACGATTCTCTTTCCCTTGATCATGTCCATATTAAAATCACTAACACGTAAACCCATAATAAAAATCCTCCATAGAAATATCGTACTCTGACGATGTTTCTATCATATCAAGATTCTTCTTCTATGTCAATAGTTTTTTCTAGTTCTTCTTTAACATATTCGTGAACAAGTTCACGTAAATGATCTTCTGATACGAATAAGTAATATGTCGGATAAGAGTCATCTGACGTATAACCATTGGTTGATACTGTATGATTTAAATAGATTGAAACTGCAATTGTTGGTATCATGATTGCAGTGAAAATAATAAACATTTTTTTCATAATTTAGTGGGGTGGTTTATCTTTTGTTTCGCAATCATAGAAACGTCTGGATGGTTTTTCTTCTGATAGGCGTTTTTCTATGGCTTTTCTCTCTCGAACAATTTCTAATTTTAAATGTTGTAGTTCTTTTTTTATTAGAAATACTAGATCTTCTTGGATACTACCCATGATTCGATGCCTCTGAGTTGTGAAGGGAGTATTTTTATTTATACAAATATTATAAAAAAAGGGGGCTTTGCCCCCTTAAACTTTACATATATGTTACACGCTTCACATCTTTAAAATACTCTTCAATTTGCTTTCGTCTTTCTTGCTCGTCAAGAGCATTCCATTGTTCTTCCGTGTACATACTGCGAAGGTAATCCACAACAGTATAAAACTCTTCGTCTACGATCTTCTTAACGTTCTTATGGAAGATCTTACTCTTACCCCTCATAATGAACTTCTTGGAAAGGTAATGATTTGTCTTGACCTTAAACAAAGGATTATATACAGTTTGATGTGCTAAAGGAATGGTGTTATCATATTCATATATGACAAATCCTTCGTTTGTATGGCCTCTTAGCTTTTGAACGAAATTGTTCATATCAGATTCAGGGTCTTTTCTAAAAAGATTGGGTGAATTAAAAGGAACATCATAGATCTTTCCTGTTTCCTTTTCAATAGTCCCTATATGATGTGCCCCAAAGTCTTCATGGACAATATGTGGGTCTTCAGGAAGACAAATTTCAAATAAACGTGTTTGATCTTCTGTGAAAAATTGAACCTTTCTTAAAATTTCCTTTTTAGCCATTTCAACAAAAGATGAATCGAATGATCCAGTTGTAGTGATCAATATCTCGTCTTTATATTTTGTTCCTGCTGCCATGAATCCATTGTACTTATAAACAGCAATAACCCCAGTATCTTCAACCCCAGTATCTTCTTTTTCTTGGTAATTAAAACCGGCCTTGTTTTCCCCATAGTTAAAAATCTTTCTGAAAGGACGTTGGATAACATTTCCTTTCCCATCAAGAACGATACCACGACACTCAAGAAGACGGCTATCTACATTCCAAAGGTTATCATAAAATACCTTATTATGATACTTATAAAGATAGAGGTCCAAAGTAGGATGCTTCTTCTTGATAACAAGACCCTTATCCACAAGATCATCAAAATACATACGCATTATTGTTTTTCCTTACTTAGAGGTAAAATTTGTCAGGAAGACCATATTTCTTAGCAATGTTCAGTGCATCTTCGTGTGTGTGTAATTCATCTGTGCTTCATATTCTAAGCACTCAGCACGAAGTTCGTTGAGTATATCAACAATCTCATATTGTGTCAACTTTTCCATTTGGCAGCAGTCTGTATTAGCATGGTCTCCTTTACAAACGTAAACACCATCTTCACGTGCTTCAAAATTCCAACGTCTCTTCTCTTTAATCATAATTACATCCTAAACTTTTTAATAGTTATTTTCTTACTTTTTGTCCCATTATAATGCCACTGAATGAGTTCAAAAGTACCATCGAAGTGTTCTATTAACGCAGTACAGCTTTCTACAAAATCACCATCATTAAAATAAACTATACCATTATCAAATACTTTTATCTCTGCATGATGGATGTGTCCGCAAATGACACCATCACAATTTCTTTTTTTACATTCTTTTGCAAGGGTCTGTTCAAAAGACATAATGAAATCAACAGCCTTCTTAACTTTATGTTTTAGGAAAGCTGATAGTGACCAATAACCCATACCAAATTTTTGTCTGAAGTAGTTGAATACATTATTCAACGACAGTAATGTGTTATATGCAATATCACCTAAATGTGATATCCATTTATGATAACGAGTTACACCATCATATAAATCCCCATGGACTACCCATATCTTTTTGTCAGAATCTGTTATGTGAATAAACTCATTTGCAAATTCTATATTACCAAAATTAAAATCATCTAGAAACTCTATATATTCTCTCAAAAATTCATCATGATTCCCTATCACATATTTTACGTTTGTACCTTTTTTGGATTTTGATAATATGTTTTTAACTACATTGATATGTGCTTGAGGGAAGTAAGCCGCCTTTCTATTCATCGACCACCCATCTACAATATCACCTACCAGATACAATTCCTCACAATCAAATGATTCGAGAAAATTGTTTAATATGGTGGCCTTACACCCTACAGTACCAAGATGGGTGTCAGATATCCAAACGGTTTTATAGTTTTGTTTTTTCATAAAATAATTTGTTAAATGTTAAAAAATCTTTTATAGAAGCTTCTTTCCAATCATATTCCCATTCACCCGGAGATTCACTAGGATATCTGTATTCTACCATAAGAATCATTTTACCAAAAAAAGATTTCTTATGACCGTATTTTCCAGTCAATTCATAGTTCTGTTGTCCATGCATTATTATTCTCCATGTTTTCCATGTTCTATCCTTCCTCTACGATATCTTGTAGCAGGGTCGTGAATTTCCAGCTTTCCACAGATATTAAATATATCTTCAATTGTAAAAAGCCTATGTTCTCCAAAGTAATTATAAGCACTATCGAGACCCACATCAAGCCTCTTACCTACAGATGGCACATTACCATGTTCATGCCCATGAATGTGGAAAGATCCTCTATGGCTATCTCTCCATGTTTCGAATGGATAATGACACATAACAATTAAATGTTTGTCATGGCGAAACTCTTCATAATCTCTGAAGTATTCTACCTTCCTCTTACCAACTTCAGTCTTAAGAAGTTGGTGATAAAGTTCCCTTGGGCAGTGGTTTCCCTTGATCATACGGATACGTCCGTTAAGGCGCTCGACGATATCAGTTACATGAGTGACCTGATTCTTATTTCTAAAAGCAAAATCACCGAGACTGTAAACAATATCATCGGGTCGGACTTGACGATTCCATAGATCAACCACCCATTCATTATGATCTTCAGTAGTTGTGAACTGCCCACGATCAGTAAACTTCACAATGTTCTTGTGAAAAAAGTGGATATCTGATGTAAAAAAATAACTCATTGTTTTTATTCCTTTTTAAAGAGCGTATTCAACGCCATTTTATATTTTTCTTTTTCTTTTTTCTCATAGATGTCATTACGAACTTCATTGATAATGAGATCTGCACCAACTTTTAATCGTTTTTCTTCAGGCACTGGTTGAAGAAAAATACATTGGACGCCAATAGTATTAGGATGTTTTGTGTTTACTACCAATTTAATTTCATTTGAAAAGATATTGTCGATTTGTTCTAGTGGAAACTCGCTTGAAATTGCTTTTATAATGTCTGTAAGAGCAATCTCACTGGTGTCGTTATCAACAATTTTCAGTTCTACATATATAGAATACTTTCTTTTATTTTCTGGCTCACCAGCATAGGAAAGAATAGTTTCTTTAGAAAAATGTTTAAAGACCCATGATCTCCAAATTTCCTGTGAATCTTGAACAGATGGTGGAATTGGGTATTCTAATGGGCGTTCCATAATTGAATGTTTTAGCTGTTCCATAATATGTTCTCCTTTGAGATTGGAAAATAATACCACGTACAGTATAAAAAGTAAACCCCTCGATTGAGGGGTTTGGGATGTTACATATAGTTTTCTGGATCTTCTAGTTCATTTTGGTATTCAATCCGTTTTTCCTGTGTCCTGAACCACCCTCTACCCATCCATATAAGATCACCTTCATCGAATCCAATCAACTCAGATCCTCCGAACATTGAACGTGCGTCTTCTCCTGCTGTGAGGATATCACCGACATACATACAAGCAGCAAGTACAATCAAAAGTTCACCAGTTGGGGCAGAAGACAAACGAATAAGACCATTCTGCATAACCTTCAAAAACTTAATAATATCTTCACCCCTAGTCAACATTCTGAAACCTTGACTGAGTTTTTCAGTTGCGTAGTCATCAAGAGATTTAACACTGTCATGGCGTTCATAACCTGTTATTCGTTTACCAACAAACTCACCTCGAATGAAATCATTCCTATCACTTTGGAATAGTAGAATTCTTTGATTGGCTTTTTGTAGAATCTTAAAACGAAATTTAGAACGATTCCTGTTTCTAAGATAGGTATATATCAATGGTGACATTTCTTTTTGTTCTAATAGAAAATCATCGATCTCTGTGAAGCTTTCTTTTAGATTCAATTCACCGATTAATTTGTTAAGATAACGAGACATTTATTTCTCCAATGGAATTTTATTATATTTATAAAAGAAGAAGGGGCCGAAGCCCCTTCTCTTTATTTACAACATTCCATTTTTAAACTTATCTGTAACATCTTCAACTACCAGATACTTACAGACTCTTGCCTTTGCCTTAAGCCCACTATAATAGTCGTTTGGGATTGCAACAAAGTCTTCTGGCGCTACGATGACTTTGATAACCCTATCACCACCAAATTGTGGGAGATAGGATTTTGAGCATACATGCAAACCATGGGAGCAGGTGTTTTCTGGATTTTCATCTACCTGATTTCGTGGAACAGAAACCAAACTTCCAATACTGTTATCGAACTTTTTGGTATAACAATCCTTAAAGTCTTCTGTAACCCGCTTCCAACAAACAACATTCCCATCCTTATTGATCTCGATATCAGAAGCAAGAAGGAAATCATAAAGTTGATTAACAACTCGGAAAGAAACGTTGTTAATCACTTTATTAGCGAACTTACCCAAACCTTCAAGTTCTTCTTTCTTTTCATTTTCAATGCAGACACTGATCCTGTTAGAAAGAGATTGTGGAAGAGGAAACCTTTCGTCACTTCCATCCAACTTATAATAGATGTAATTGTCAATAAGTTCAATATTTTCGTTCTTATAGGAAAGAATCTTAGACTTCAAAGACAATTGTTTGAAGATATCTTCAAGAACGTCCTGATCACCACGAGTATCCCAAATAGCATCAGAAAAGGTTTTGAAGTTCTGATGATCGTTTCCAATGACAACCTGATTAGTGTCCCAAAGGTCACTGTTACCGCCAGTTGCAAGGATCTTGATAAGATCATCAGACATTACAACTTTGTAGTAAACACCAGTAGTGTCTAGATTTTCACTATCAGAGTGATTTACTACAACTTCTGGATATTCATCAACCTCTGGTTTAAAAGAATCAATCACCCTGCCGATTGTTCTAGGAGAGACACAATACATCCGTCCAAGATCAGCCTTTGTATAATTACCAGTTGAAAACATTTCATAAATTTCTTTCTTCTCATTATCAGAAAGAATTGTTACATTACGTTCAGACATTTTCATTTTCCCTCATTTTGTTACACATAAGTACATAGTGTTTAATAGCATCGTAAGATGCGTCTGAATTAATATATCCCAATAGCGGATATTTCATTTTAATATCAATCATTGCATCTGTCAAGGTTTTTTCTCCTTCCAGAACAATATTTCTGAATGTTTTGACATTAGGGTCCGTTGTTTTATAAAAATAATCTGCTGTGATATGTGATCCAACGCTATTTTTATACTTGTTCCATGCATCTAGAATCACATCCTTATTTTTAAAGTCGGCAATGTCATAAATATTAGAATCAATGGTATGCTTTCTTTTTACAATAACCGTACCTTTGATGTATTCTGCGAACTCTGGATTGTTGATCCAATTGTATGCATCTTCAAGAGAAGGAATACCAAGATTATCGATATTCTTCTTATTAGAAGAAGTTCTCTGAATAAAAATAATATCAACATCCATGAAAGCCGTCAGAAGCTTAACAAATGCGTTTTCATAACCATAAAGAGTGCTTTCCGTATGATTGATTATAATTGAATTTTCATGTAGTTTCTCAATCATTTCTTTATGGAACTTCCTAGAGTAACCATTCACAACATCACCATCTACTCGATAAGTTTTATAAGTTGCCATAAATGGGAACTTATGCTGTTTTTTACCAACATTTCTGTGTACATTTGTTTGTTTGTTGGCGATCTTAATATCACTGATCTTAAGCAGATCGAGCTTGACACGCAACATTCTTTCAATCAATCCGATACGTTCTTGACGAATCGGTTTCGTAAAAGTAAAAAACATAGTGTCAGAGAGAATATTATCCTGATTTCTAGCATACTTACCTACATGGCTTTTGACAAGATCAGGTTTTGAATTATCATCATTAATAATCCACTTTACATCGTCATAAGTCTGTACTGAAGTAATAAAGAAACGTTCGACATTATAATCACAGGAAGAAAATACCTTATTGTCTTTGCGGTCTGTGTCAACAAGATATGTTTTCAAACCGAGTTTTTCCAAGATATTATAAACTTGTTTCATATATGAGAAATATTTCTGTCCTACACTATTTTTCTTATCTTTATAATAAAAGTTGTTAAGATTGTAACGATCAATATTGTAAGTATACACAAGATACTCAACAACATCAATAACATGGTCGTGTTTATCAATTTCCTTTTGATGGGTTTCAATAATACTATCAACAATACCAGTAACTTTCTTTTTGATGTTGTCGATAGTTCTTTCGGTCATAGACAGGCTTTCCCGAGAGAGGGCAACATCAAGATCACCACCATCAAAATTGACAATCAAATTGTTATTGTTGTGAGTGATGATTTTAAAGAAGTTTTCACGGATATGAGGATTATCAGTTCCATCGAAATATTTTACGCCATGAACCGGAAAGCAAACACCATTAAGGACTGCATAAACCTTCGTAGATGAAGAAAAACAATCAGAATGGCTATGAAAATTTTTCTTGAAAACATATCCGTTTTCAACAACCTTTTTACCAAGATCGGGATATTCGGAAGAGAACGTAGGATCGTTCACAATAGCAGGAACACGATAAAAACTAAGAACCCACGCCAGTTCACGTTTGAATGCATAGAAATCCTGTTCAAGAACCGGAATGGTTACCTTTACACCATTGGGTTTGTCAGTAGGCCAAGAACCAATTTCATCGAATTCAGGAATGCCCTCACCGTTCATATATGCGGTGTAGTGATATTCCATGCCATTATAACGAGAATGAAGGTCAAAAGACTTGGTTGCATAAGCAAACGGAGTCTTGGCACCAACACCAAACCCACCAATCGGAGCATCAGAGTCACGCTTAGTTGAAGCGGTATACTTCGTATAAATTTCATATACAGTTTCGGGGGACATGCCAATACCGAAGTCTTCAACTTCAAAAGAAGGATGAAGACGACTAGGAAGGGTTACCTTAAAAGGAACATCTAGTTTACCTGCCTGTGTATGAGCATCAACAGCATTAGATGTGATTTCACGAACCACGGCAGCTACTTTGTGCTGGTAGATTGTATCGGAAAACAGTTTATAAATGATAGCAGATTCGGCAATACCGAATTCACTGGTCTTTTCAGAATTGGTAAAAACTCTCTTATTTTCTTGAGCGATACGCATTTATAAAAACCCTCAAATTAATTTAAAAAGATTGTGTACTTTTTCGTAAAGTGGGGATATTGTACGTAAAAGAAAGGGGGCTGTCAAGCCCCCTAAGTAAGAAAAAAGGTTCTTAAAAATCAATAACTTAATAAACCCACTCACCAGTTAGATTGTTTTTTGCATAGCTGGTTATTTCCCTTTCAAAGAAATTCCCAAATGCGTCTCTGAAGATCCACTCAGACCAATCAATAGGATTTGATTGAACTTGTTTCCAGTTAGCTTTCAATCCTAATTGCTGTAATCTATAATTTGCAACGAATCTAATATAACTCTTAACTTCTTCTTTTGTCAACCCTTCGATATTAGATTCTCCAAAAGCCCTATCAATGAACAGGTCTTCAAGTTTCACAACATCCCTTGCGGCCTGATAGATTTCTTTTTTCATATCATCATTAACAATTCTTGGGTGCTCTTCAAGAAACTCTTTAAACAGTTTAGAGTTACCTTCAATGTGACAGTTTCCAACAACATTCACATGGTTGTTATGTCTAACGATGATATTCTTTGAAGGAACAGAAACACAATATACCATACCATTATATGCTTCTGTTTTTTTCACCACACGACCTGTTGGTATGTTATGCTTTTCACGAATCCATACACGATGAACGTCTTTATAACTATCTTTTCTGTCGTCTTTTTGAATAGACCTAACACAATGTAGACCTGAAATCGCACAAATACTTTGAATGATATCTATATTGATACCATTTGTAGACGAGTAGTATATTGATGATTTATCTTTATAAACATCATGACCATCCCAATACATAAGTTCTTCAATGAACATTTTACCCCAATGGCCGGATATAGCTGACAAGTCTATCCAGTTAAATGTTTTCGATAGACCTACCGGGGCATTAACTCTATACACTGATATATTATTGTTATAATCTATTTTTGTGTATGTATAGTCACATTCACGAAGGATCTCTTCAAGTCTCGTTTTCTTCCTATCTTTTTTTAGACTGAAAATTGCTGTTTGGTAGCCGGTGTTTTTACCGTACTCAGTGATTCTACTATCTAACGAACCATCCGCTTGTAAAGCAATCAAAAACCTTTCATGTGGGGTGATCTTCCTGCTACCGTTTTCTTTAAATCCAGAAACAATAAACTTCTTCCTATAATGTGGTTCAAATTCACCAAACTTAACTTTTTTAAATTCATTCCTATCTTTATACTGGTGGTTATAACATAAATCATGATCTTCTGTTGCACTTAAACATATACCAGCCTTCTCAGAAGAAAAGTTTATTAATTTACCATCATACTGTTTCTTAATATAATTTGTTGGCATCACAAACTCGATTGATCCATCTTCATGATATTGAGCGACTTGCGTATCTCTATCTAAACGATCAAAACGAATCCATCCTTTTTCTGTTAGAATCTCAACATCACCAGTGAAACACGATTCATCCCTTATCGACCAGCGAACGATATCACACATACCCTTCATCTTACCAAACCTATCAAAGTTCATCAACATAATAAAGGATGAAAACAATGACACACCTTCAAAGAAAATCTGCTTACCAATTGAAACTGCAACGTCATTATAAGACTTGCTTGAAACAGTGTGCATGTATTCAACTTTTTCTTTCATTTCTTTAAAGTCTTTAAACTCCTCATAGAAATCTTCACCAAATCCAAGAGTATCATTCAAAAGAGCATATGCCCTTTGATGAACACCTTCTCTTCCAGCAAAAGACCCCAACATGTTACGGACTTCGTTATTTTTAAAAACAGGAATCATAAAGTCGTAGTAATTTTGTCCTACGTTCACATCAGATTCAGTAAACAATCGAAGAATGTTTTTAATCAGGTGTTTCTCTTCAAATGTAATCACACCCCTATTCCATTGCTCAACATCTTCTTGAAGTTTAGCATCACGTTCTGTCCAATGAATATCTTCATGGTGCTTTGTCATATCTACTGCCCAATGATATTTGGGAACATAAATTTTACTATATTCGGTTAACATATTTTCTCCTTTATCCTTGACATGCTACACATTCACCGTCATCTCTCCAATCTTTTAGTGCTTCTCTTTGGATTTCTTTAACGGTATCTGCTTGTTGTTTATTCTTTGTTCTATGATAATACAATCCTTTAAGTTTCTTACCTTTCATGGCTTTTAGATAAACAGAATTAACATATACCCTATCGGAACCAGCAGGGAAGAATAAATTAAGAGATTGCCCCTGACAAATATATTGTGCGCGGTCTTCGGCATGTTGTACTAACCAATGTTGGTCGATCTCCCATGCAGTTTTAAATACATTCTTTTCTTCTTCTGTTAATTGATCAATGTTCTGAACACTACCTTCATCTTTAATGATCTTATTCCAAATCTCAGCGATTTCTTCTTCTGAAAGATCTTTTTCTTCTAATACATTTTGAAGGTATTTGTTTTTAACTAAGAACACGCCTGCACGGGTACTATGAACATAAGCATTATCGCTGATAGGTTCAATAGAAGGTGTGCAGTTACAAATTGTACTGGAATTCGCGTTTGGTGCAATAGCTAATAGGTGACTGTTGCGAAGGCCAGTACCTTTCATATCAGGTGCTTCACCTCGTTCAAATGCAAGTTCCTTTGAAGCTTCTAACGCTTGTGTTTTAATATGTTTGAACATGATGTGATTCATTTGAGTTGCTGAATGGAATCCACCAGTTTCGAATGGGATTCCATTCTTCATTAAGTAACCGTGGAATCCCATCGTTCCTAATCCAATAGCACGTTCTCTCATTGCAGAAAATCTTGCTTTTGATATAGAATCTGGTGCATATTTTATAAAGACATTGAGAACGTTGTCAAGGAATCTGATAAGGTCTTTGATCATATTAGTAGATCGCCAAGTATCAAATTTTTCTAAATTAACAGATGATAAACAACATACTGCTGTTCTTTCTTCATTTGTTGATAGTTCAATTTCATTGCACTGTCCTGTTAAAATACCACCAAACATTCCCATATGGCGTTTTGGTTCATTGAAACAGTATGTTTCATCAATGCGCCCCATGTCAATAACATTTTCAATTTGAATGAAACGTTTTGCGTCTCTTTGTGGTTTTCTTTTTACTACACGAAGTCGTTTAAAATCAATACCCAAAGATAACAACTGGTATAAACCATTGCTTGTGATAATAAGTCTCCAACATTCTTTACATAGAAAATCTCCACAATCACCTGTACCATTGTTCTTTGGAAGTTTATAATAACCTTCAGAACGCATCATTTTGATCTTTGAATCAACACCTAATGTCTGTAACAACAGTTGAATTTCTTTTAAAAATTCCTGCTCGACAGACGCCAATACCAATTGTTGATTACTACCATTCCTATAGATACAACCATCTGCATCTGCATAACCAGCTAACCAATCAAGTCTCGACTTGATTGTATAATTGGATAGAGGAACAAAGAACTTTTCTTTTAAATTATCATAGTCTTTATGTTGTCTATCATATTCTTCCTGAATATACCAATCAGATCCACCAGTAAAGTTTTCTGCTAGATCCCTTTTCTCACCATAAAGATACACTCTCTGGCGATTTTTTCCTTTTTTCAATAAACAACCATCACCACTGTAGAATCCATTTATATAAGCATCTCTTAATTCAACGTCTCCTTCAATAACAGGTAAATCGAATTTTATTAGCTTCATACCTGTTTTAAGATCGGCTGCTTTAACTTCTTTATATTCTTTTCCATAACCAGTGAAAACATAAAATTTGTGATATTCTGTACACTCAATTTCTTGTCCACTGTCTGTAATTACTTTGATTAGTTTGCTATTGTCATTTGTTTTTTTAATAACGACAGTACTAAATTCTTCACCATTCCATACATTAACTTCTTGATCTTCTAATTCTGCAATAGGGTAATGACCCTTATCAGTCAGAATCATTGTTTCTGGAGCAACACATAAATTACTTCCTTTAATTTCTAATCCTAAAAGTTTTTGAGTCTTTGGTAGATGTTCATTTGCAACGTCAATGAAGTGAAGATATGGTTCTCCTGTCAGTGCCCTTGTTTCCAAGATCATTTCCCATAAATCTCTTGCTTTAACTGTTTCTCTAACTTCTTTAGTATGTGGGCAACGTAAATCATATGTTGTATCATTAATAACAGCATCAATGAAATCGTTTTTGATATTCACTGCATTGTGGAAACTTTTTCTGTTATCACTTTTTCTAGCAACGTCACCACCAGTAGGAACACGAAAATTAATATGTTCGATAATATCTGGATGATCAATATCCATATAATAGGCTAATGAACCACGGCGGGTTTTTCCTTGCCTGTAGTATCCTATTCCTGAGTCCATAGTCTTCATGTATGGGATAGGGCCGGGGGCTTTATCGGAGATAGCACGAATACCATTATGCGAACCAACTCCACCACCTAAAATGGAAAGACTCGCCATTTCATTATAGGCTTCAATCTGCCCTTGAATGGTGTCTGGAATGTATTGTAGATAACAGCTAATGGGGAGTGATTTAAACGGTTCTCCTGCTTTTGGTGCATTACTTAAAACAGGACTTGAGTACATAAACCATAGGTTAGATGCGTAATCATATATTCTTTGAGCAAAATCATAATCACCTTCACAATATGCTAATGCTGCTCTAGCAAATGCGTCTTGTGGTGATTTTTCATTTGGAAGCATGTAATAGTCTTTAAGTAATTTTAAACCTTGTTCTGAAAGAAGTCTGTCACGGGAATAATCAATTTCAATCATAATGTTTCCTTTGTTGTTGAGAAAAAAAACCCACCAGTTAAAGAGTTTTAAGTGGTGGGTTGAGAGAGGGTAAGTTTATTTATTAAAGTTTAACCGTTCTCTATTTTGCCTTCACAATCCCAACAAGTATGATCGTTGATTAACTGGCGGTGTTGAATCCACCCACAAAAGTTACCAGACCAGTATTCATTGGTAAGGATGTTTTTATGAGTAACACCTTCACCTGTTTTCCTGTCTGGATTCATAGGAGTTGCTTGATGCTCAACTGGGCTTGCATGAACAGGCTTGCTTTCAATCAATTTATTAAAGATACTTTCTGCCTTTTTAGGATCTGTAGATAGCACACGATAAGAAACTTGAGCGCAACAAGAAGCAGAAATTTTCTTTGCAACTTCAAGATCAATCGGCTCAAATCCAATGATATCATCATGGAACCCATAGACAACACTGTCATCTTCTACACTTCTAATACGATCAATATATGGTAGATGCCATTCACCATGAGATAGTTCCCAAGGAACGGAATTTTCCCTTGCATTGTACATAAGAGACGCAAGATGCCTAATTTCCGGTTGAGCATCTGGATGGATTCTCAGATAGAAGAAATTATCCCATTCAGTAGCTGTAACAACTACCTTAATAAACTGAAATGGTTCAAGAACACGGTTAGCCCATTGCTTGTGCAAGCCTACCTTTTCAAGCCCCCAAGAGGTTATAGAGGCTGCATAAGCAGCAGTCATCCAAAGTCGGTGTGCCAATGCGACTCTGATAGGACTGAGATCTTCAGACGCAGACATTCCTTTCTGGTTTTTTAACCACAGTAAAGGTTTCGCTGTAAACTTGCGAACGTGCTGGCGAAGTTTTTTTGAAGGAATCGCACGGGATGATGCAGCGTTCCTACTAAACAACCGATGGGTCATAAATTCACAATTTCCAGACACATATGAAATTCCATTTCTCCTTACAATGACGAATGATGATTGTACTGTAACACAATAAACAGTTCCTTCCATGTTTTCAGATTCAAAACTATCCTTATCATGTCTTAGGGAGAGGTAATTTGTTTGCTGAAATTTTTGTTTATATAGTCCATTGTATGATCTAATGTTCATTACATCGTTATGTAATAGAGCGATGATTTGAATTTGCTCTGCTAATGTTTTTGAAGATGTATTATAATCTTGATTTTCAACATTACCATCAGATTCAAGAAGAGCTTGCTTGAAACAGTCATATCCATCCTGTGTCATGAATGTTGCTTTGTTTGGTATTTTTTTATTACCATTATCATCATAACAATAATCCACCCAGTGTGGATTATTAAAACGAATCACGAAATCATTATTATATTCGAACGTTTTGTAATCAATGTTTAGGTTTGTTAGAAGTTCACAAACTCTTCTCACTTTACGATTTTTTCTAAAGTGGAATGAAGAAACATTGTTATTTTCTTTATGCCCATCAGCAACATACCATACAATAAGTGCTAATTCATCGTTTGAATAAAACTGTGTTTGATTCATATAACCAGCTTGCGGAATTCTTCTTGTACCATAATCGGCCAATAATTCTTCTGCTAAAATTACATCAGGCACGAAATTGTTATTAGTCGTTCTTTTAAGTGTATATACACGATGCTTATCAGTCACATACATTGACAGTTTTTTCTTTTCAAACTTAATCATGTGATGATTGCCGGTATTTTCAATAATATTTTCAGGATATACAAAAGAGATTTGTTCTCCTTCAGGTTCGTATTGAGCTACTTTACAATCTAATTCACGAATAGCCTTAAAGCTACGAAACTGTGGGGGTTCTTCATTGATTTGTGATAAAATTTCAGTTTCTTCATCGAAACAATGAATGAACCTCGGGTATTCCAATTCGAAAGTTGTAATACGCTTTCCAGTATGTCTGGAAATGGAATCTTGAATTACTTTAGCACTATACATGATTTCTCCTTTTAACATCCTTCTAGATCATCGAATTCTAACATACTTTCTGGACAATACTCAACCCCACCCATAAGGTCTTTTTTGTATTTTGTGAATAGATAGTACATGTAATAATCGTAAGACACTGACGGGATATAACCTAACAATAATGAGGTTGTGTCTGCTTCATTAAAACTTCCCGTCTCTTCTAGTAAATCGACTTTTACAAAACAGCGAAGTCTAAATTGTATATAATCTTCATCTGAAGATAAGCTAATAATATCTTCATATAAATCAAAGATATTGAGATACCCAAGCTCTTCGGCCTGAGCTTGGAATTCTAATATATTGTATGTGATAGGTACCATCAATTAAACTCCACTGGTCTGAAAAGTCTTGTTGGATAACTCATAACATCACCATCATCAAAAAAGACGATAATGTTTTGAGTATCAGATGTTGGTCTCCAACAAACATGTTGAATTCCACCAACCCCGCCGTGGGAACCACCTAAGAATCCCATCCTATCGAGTGTGGTACTAATACAAGGTTCTCCACCAACAATAAGAATTGTGTTGTCCTGAAGTTCTAGACTAAAAAACTTACGTTCTTGCGCCCTTAATTCGAAAGCAGCAATACTTAAAAGTAAAATTGCTCCCACAGCAATACTAATAATTCCACGCTTAGTCATTTTTCAAAATCCCCCTTTTACGCATTTCTTTTTCAATTTTACTACGTGCCCTTTTTCTAAAGTTTCCCTTTAAAAGCTCTTCATTAGAAAGCATCGCAATCACTTTCTCATTTGCTCGAATTTTTGCTGCCATGATTATTCTCCTTTTTGTTAAATGTAATAACTTCTTTCTTTGGCCTGCCCCGTTTCTTTTTCGGGGCAGGTTCAGGTTCTTTCTTTACACGTACTTTAAACTTCTTAGTATAGTTTAAAGTGTCTGTTTTCACAACACCTATTTGTTGACTATCAATATAACAGAAGGTTCCAGATGCTTGTCTTAACGCATATTCATTGTCTGTTAGCTCTTTTAATTCCCCATCAGAAAGACCATAATAACCAATATTAGTATAGAGAAATAGCCCGTTATATAACCAAATCTCATAGTTGTTTGATTGAAAATACTCTTTAGCTGTATCAAGACAATTAAACTTTGTTTTCACTTTCAATCTCCATATGAAGATCAGTAACTAGAAAACTGAAATACCTTTTGGTGTTCAACGGTGTTTTATGGTGAATTGTCTTACCGCCAGCGGCCTCAAAATGAATGATACACTCAAGAGTATCATCTATCAAGATAGAATTTTTCTCAGCATAGTTTGCTTTTTCAATTCTACAAGAAACAAAATTTGGATCATATGGAATGCCATGTTTCTTTAACCAAGTTTTCTTCTGCTCAATGATAGCGGAAGAAAGATTGGGGCATTCTGTTTCAATAGAAGTCAACATGTTGACCTGTAAGTTATACAGATTTTTATAGTTTTCGATCGTATTTAATAAGAAATCGATATCTTGACATGGTTTCAAGTTTTCAAAAATCTTATGATCGTAAACAATTCGTTCGATGTTTTGGTGATAATCGTTATGTTTGTTTTTGATTTTTTTATAAGCAGTATCGAAATCTGCAACAACACCATCCATATCAAGATATACTTTAATCATTAGACCTCCAAATGAATCGTATTAACGCCATATTCTTTAAGTTTATCTAAACCGTCTCTACTTCTATATAATTCATGGTAGTATACATTGCGAATACCTACCTGTGCAATATGTGGAGCGCACACAATACATGGTGAACAAGTTATATACATATCTGCACCTTTAATTGAAATTCCTTCCCTAGCTGCCTTTAAAATAGCATTTAGTTCAGCATGAAGCGTATCTGGTTTGGTTACTAATTTATAACGATTCCCTTTTTCATCTAATAAAGGATATGTCTCTTCGATAGTTTCTGGATCGTGCCATGCACCCATGTCAAAAGGCATATAAACACGATCTTCACAAGAATTATCATATCCTGATACAGTACCATTACAACCTTCAGAAAGAATATGGTTGTCTTTAACAATAAGACAACCTACCTTCTTCCTGATTGCATATGAAAGAAATGCAATGGACTTTGCACAATCCATATAAACAACATCAGTTAATTTTTTAGAAGCCATCGTCAAGAGTCCATGTAACAGTTGGTTTGATAGTACCCATAAGATTGATTATTGGCTTTGTTCTGAGATTTCTATTAAATTTAATAACCTTAGATGCCTGTTTCATTGCCGAATCTTCTGTATGAGATGTGACATAAACATCTTTTCCAAGATAACTAATCTTATACAAATTGATACTGTAGTTGTTTGCATTCTGTTCTGCTACTTTGAGGATAGCATCGTTTACATTGTTACAAATAGCCATGTTTTCACCTTTAAATTTCAATTACTAACTTTGGATTAAATTGTCTGTTTTCATCAGAAGTCGATTCAAATCTAGAATAGCCTCTTGGGTTACACACAACTCTCGTATTACCGATATTGTAATCAAATGAATTGTGTGTATGACCATGAACCCAAAGAACAGGTTCATATGTTTCAATAACACTATCAAGATCTGACATGAACACACCATTTATATTAGAAAACTTATAAGTCTCATGTAGAGATTTATAACTTGGTGCATGGTGAGTAATCACAACTTGTTTTTTCTTTTCTGTATTTGTTACAAACTTTTTAGCAATAAAATTGTAATCATCAAAAAACATATCCAAGACTTTAGGTGGTCTTAGAACAATATTCTTATCACCACCATCATAAATCCATGTATAGTCTGCAATATAGAGTTTTGCAAGGTCCATTAGTTCTTTATTTTGCTTGTCAAAATCTGTCCATAAAGTAGCACCAATAATCATAACATCATTATATTCAATTGCATCTTTATCGAGTAGGGTGATATTGATATTTTCTTCTTCGAAGATCTTCTTTATGAAAGGAATCGTTTCATTGATAAATGAACCATAATGTTCATGGTTTCCAGCAACATAGAATACCTTTTCATGCCTTTCAGCACAATCTTTGAAAAACTCACGAACCTTCAAAAAATTTAGATGAATTGCTGGTGCGATATCACCCGCAAGGATAAGAACCATATCCTTCTCACCTTCCATTTTAGGAAGTTTAAAGAGAGAAGCTTCAAGATGAAGATCACTAACTATTCTGAATTTCATAGTTCCACACTCATAATCAAAACACTTAAAGAAAGCCAAATATTGGCAATTGTTAGCGCACACCAACGTGCAGTATTATCTTTATGACTAGCAACAGAAATAATAAACCAAATAACAGCTATTAATAGATATATCACGTTCCTACTCCTAATATAACATCCATTAAGTTAACACCATGTTTCCAATATTCTTCTGTACCATCATAATAGATAACAGCAGGACCATCTTCACGATGAAGTTTATCGTTTAGATACCATCGTTTTTCTCCATCAGAACGGATAATAGCGGGTCCATCAT